GTTGCTTCTACAAACTACTATGCCAGTGAGGGATATTATAAGACGGATTCGAGAGCACCGGGACAGGCTATAAGATTTGGAAGGTGGATAAATATACCTGTTTCATACTTGAGGGCAGTAGCTATTGGTAGTAACATGAACTCAGCCCCAATTATTACGAGATGTGGGGTAACTTTTGTGAACGAGAACCAGCTAATGTTCGATGTAGCAGTTACTTTGCGGGGAATTGGAAGCTATCCTAACCCAACTCTTCCTGAGTACGGGAGTACAGATAGTGCTGATTTTCCAAAAGCGGCTATTGGGTTCCCTCGTGGCAGTGATTCCGATTTGGCAATCAATATGCCTCTTGTTTACTGGGCCATCCGTGATATGGAAAACAATTTTGGATACACCGTTAACACACCTTCCTATTATCCGGGCGTTGAGATAATAACTTTTGGAGGGGCTGGTGCGAGCGAATATCGAGAACCGTCTTGGATAAGAGTGCAAGGACAACCGGGACCGACAGCTCTTGGTCCAGTTTTCAATAATTTCTATATTCAGTTTTTGGTTTTTGGTCCGGGAGCAAACGGATTCAACAATGCTCAAATAGTTTTCAGATGTCAGCCTATATTGACCATTAAGAGAGATAATTTCTAATTTGAAGGAGGTTTGAAATGAAAATGAGTTTGTCAAGACAAGCAATTGTCGAAATTTTTTATGTGTTGAATGAACTGTTGAATGAGGAAAAGTCGAAGTTCAACAAAGGATTTACATTCGCTGTTACGAGAACAATGGATAGTATCAAACCAGAAGTTCGCGCTATCATCGAGGCTCGGGAGACTGGTGTTGATAAGTACAAAGAGTATGAAGAAAAGAAGATGGAGCTTGTTAGCAAGTATGCTTCGAAGGACGAAAATGGAGAGCCAGTTTCTGAAAATAGTCAATGGACTTTTCCGAGTCCTGAAGTAAAGACAAAGGCTCAAGAAGAGTTAAATGCCATAAGGGGAGACTACGAAGAAGCCATCCAAGAAAGAGCAAAAGAAATTGACTTGTACAACGAGTTAGCGGCTGAAGAAGTAGAGATAGAAATTTGTCAGACGTCCTTTGAGAGACTGCCAGATGACCTTCTCCCATATCAGTTTGAAGCTCTTAGACCTATGATAAAAGAAACTGATGAAGAAATTGAGGCACTGATATAATGGCCGAAACAGCTTTTCCAAACCTATTTCATAATGATAAGTGGCAATGCAACTTCTCTAATTTGCCATCCTTAGAATCCAAAGCAGACATGCGAATCTATGATTTGTATGTCAAGTCAGTAGTATTCCCAGACTACAACATGGCTGAAATCTATTCTGACATTAAAGGATTCCGTATTAGGCATCCTGTCGGTGGTGTTAATGCTAACATCGACCTTTCTCAAATACAGGTTGAATTCAAACTATCAGAAGATATGAAGAACTACATTTATCTGTTTGAGTGGATGCGTTCACTTCGTTATGGACATGTGGAAGAGTTCAATGCTGAAGAAGAGTTTTTCAGAAAGTACAACATTAAGTCAATCGGTATAAATATATTGGACAACGAGAAGCGACCTATTGCCGTGTGGCGATTCACCAATGCTTTCTTGTTGACATTAAGCTCACTTTCGTTAGATACGGGTGTGAGTGAGGAGATTACGTTTACAGCGAACTTCTCCTATGAAGAAGTGAAATACGAGACCAAGAGTGTGTTTAGTTAGGAGGATGTATGGAGATTAAAGACTTACTTGAAGTGAAAGTTTTAGTAGATGACAAGGTTATAAAAGAGACACTTAACCGAATTGGCATTGCCAATAAGAAAAAGAAAATACTCTATCCAAGTTGCTACTTAATTGAAGAAAATGGAAAGCATTATCTCGCGCACTTTAAGCAATTGTTCCTGTTGACAAGGGATAGCGCTTATAATGCAGTCTGTGAGGACGACATACTGAGAAGAAATGCAATCGCTTTCTGCCTGAAAAATTGGGGTTTAATTGAAGTAGAAGATGAAGTTATCGAGCCCCATAACAAATTTGTGTTCGTTTTGCCTCATACACAGAAGCAAGATTGGAAGATTTCGCATAAATTTAACTTCAGGACTATAAATAGTTAAGGGAGCTATAGTGGTTATGGAATATAAAGACAACTACTTAACTAACGTAGACGACCCAGAAAGTGAAGAAGAGTTGAACTTGTTTAATGAAGAGGACGATGACGAACCTAAAGAATTGGACTTCTATGATGAATCCTTCGTGCCTCCGCCTGAATTTTTCCCTGAGGAAGAATAGACAAACTTTTAATATATAAGGAGAGAGATATGTTGGAATTTGCTAATTATCTTAAAGAGAGCTACAATGATGATGTCTCTAAGGCAGAGGAAATCATCAAGCAGAAGTGGGATAAGGTAGTTGCTATCATCAAGGAAGCATTTGATGACCAGTACGCTGACCGAAAGACCGCACTCCACAGAATTCAAAATGAATTCACAGACCCAAAAATTGCCCCATCATCCATTGATGTCGATTTCTTGAAGGAGAATATCGACTATGTTATCAATAAGGTTAACTCCCTTGACGAGGGAGAAATCCGTATTGTTATCAACAACGATGTACAGAAGGGCGGCACTGCACCAAAGGTTCCTGCACTTTCCATTGCCGGTGACGGTATGGAAATGGAATGTAATGAGCCCGGTAAGAAAAAGAGAGGACGTCCTAAGAAGGTCGTTAAGGAAGCCGAGGAAGAGCCTGAAAAGACTGTTGCCATTACAGTAGATGATACTGTGGTTACGGTAGAACCTTCCGAAGAATCCGGCCTTGAGAAGAAGGAACACTCCTTTGAATCCGCATCACAAGCAAACAAATTCGCTGACTCTATGAAGGCATTCTTTCAGGAGCAGGGTTTTGAATTGACTGGTGATGAAGCAGAAGGTGGAGAGGAAGCAGAGGACGCCGCAGCTGAAGAAGAGCCAGCACCTGAGGAAGGTGGTGAGGAAGCTCCTGCTGAAGAAGAGCCTGCACCTGAGGAAGGTGGAGAGGAAGCCCCAGAGGGTGAAGAAGCCCCTGCCGAAGAAGAGCCTGCACCTGAAGGTGAAGAAGAAGAGTCTACTCCAGAAGAAAAGGAAGATTCCGAAGAGGAAGTTTCCATTAGCTGGGAAGATGTAGCAGACGTTGACTTGGAAGATGCCGAAGAAGAAGCTGAAGATGATGTTCCAATGGAGAACATGGACCTGAGCAAACTCGTTGGTAAGCTTGTAAAAGTTGAGAACAACTGGTTCAGCGTCAAGGAAGTATCCGAGGACAATCAGCTTGTTTGTTTGAACAAGGAAGGAGAGGAATCTACTTTTGGAATTGATGACATTGCAGAAGCTGAATATGAAGCTGAAGAAGAAGGCGAGGACGTCGAAGAAGCCAAAGAAGAAGGCGAGGACGTCGAAGAAGCCTGTGCAGAAGAAGAAGCTGAGGACGTCGAAGAAGGCAAGGAAGAAGAAAAGGAAGATGTAGAAGAAGCCGCCGAAGAACCTGAGGACGTTGAAGAAGCCGCAGAAGAACCTGAGGATGTAGAAGAAGCTAAGGAAGAAGGCGAGGATGCTGAAGAAGAAGTGATTGAGTTCGAATCAGTCATGACAAAGTATGCTAACCTGTTCTTTGACACCGACCCTGACGATGAAGTCGTTGAGGAAGCAGATGACAAGGCTAACATCGGTGGACATTCCAACGCTTTGACTGGCAAGCCTTCGGCTCCACCTAAGAAGATGGAGAAAACCAATGCCGCTCCAAAGGCACCGAAGAAGCCGGGCCCAACAGGAAGCTACACTGCAAAGCCGGGTAAGCCACCTAAAAAGTCTGAAAAGGCTGGAACTGTTCCGAAGGCTCCGAAGAAGCCTGCCCCAACGGGAAGCTTCACAAAGAACCCGAACAAGCCACCGAAAAAGACTGATGGCGTACCAGCTCCGGTGATTCCGTCTGAATACAAATAAGGTTGAAAAATCATAAACGCTTGATGTGAAAAGCCAGCTAGAAATAGCTGGCTTTGATTTTTTCTGGGGAAGATGTTATCTTAGTATTGTAAATCCTAAGAACCTGTAAGAAAGGAACCTTATGCCGCTCGTAGATTACACTCTCAAAGGAAACATTCCAGTCAAGCGTTATGTCATTGACGAGGACGTAAAACCAACAGCCGTAGTCTTTGGTAAATTTAGTCCATGGACCGGGCCTAATGGTCATGGTAAACTCGTGGACTATGCCAAAGAAAACTTTGATGAAGTAGTAATAGTCTCCCCAACTAGAAAAGCCAAAGACAAAAAGGTTGACATCTTCACTGACGAACAGAAGGAGAAGATAATCAACAAGGCAAACCCCGATATAAAATTCCATCGTATACCAAGTGATATTCCAATTAGGATGTTCACCGAGGTTCTTGGACTAGGTTATGAGAGACCCGTGCTGATTGTAGGAGAGGACAGAGGAAAATCCTTTTCAAGATTCTTCATACATTACGATGAAAACAATAAAGCTATAACAGACCAAGATAACAAAGAACTTTTCGGCAAGGGAGAATATCTTGTAGTACCGAGA